AGATAGTGCCGGGAGACACCCTTGGATTCCGTCTCCTTGCCAAGAACTCCTATGATGGCTCAACTGGAGTCACCCTAGCTGCAGGTCTACTGCGTTACATCTGCTCAAATGGCATGGTTTCAATGGCCAAGGAAAGTCAAGTGACCAAGGTACACAACAACCGCATTGACCTAAAGTTTTTGCGGGACACAATCAAGGAGTCAAGATTTCAATGGCTTGCCGCCGTTGATTTCTATAAGGCAATGTCTAACCGACAGATAACACAGGATGAAGGTTCCGTTCTCATCAAGAAGATGGAGCTTGGCGACCGTCGAGCAAAGAGAATCGAGGAAACATGGACTAATCCAACCTATGAATTAGACCATCGCCGCAACATCTACAACCTGTACAACGCTGTCACTCAAGAACTCACCCCTCTTTCAGAGAAGAGTTTTGAGTTGGCCCAGCGCACTTCTCACCGTGTACTCAACTTCCTAGCAAAGCAATGAGTTGGACTTCACTAGACGCTTGGGGCCAGCGTGAGAACGAAACTCCCCCCGTTGAAAAGGAGGAAACAGAACAAATCACAATCGAACTCACCTTTGAATACTCATCCTTTGATGGGCATCCTAGTGAGTGGGATTGGAAGAAGATACTGAAAGTGGACTGGGTTGACGTAGAAGACTGGCAAGATGCTGACTGAAGACCCACACATGCTTGACCAGATTCGGTTTGCTCAAGTATTGACCAGCCGAGACGACCCCGTCCTAGTGACGGGGGAGTCCGGCACGGGTAAAGAGGAGATGGCCAACATCCTGCATGGCAACCGAAGGCAAAACCAGACCGCAACCAACCGCCATCGTCACAACTTCGTCCCTGTCAATGTCACAACTCTTCAACCAGAACTCTTTGAGTCACAAATGTTTGGTCACGCGCAAGGCGCTTTCACGGGTGCAACCCGTGACACAACTGGCCTAGTCCAGCAAGCTGACGGTGGCACACTCTTCCTTGACGAGATAGGCGAACTTCCCCTGCCTCTCCAACCCAAGCTCTTACGATTCATTCAACACAAGAAATTCCGCAAGATAGGCAGCACCAGACTCACACCAGCCAATTGTCGGCTAGTCTTCTCAACCAACAAAGACCTCCGCGTCGAAGTGAAAGAGAAACGCTTTAGATTAGACCTGTTCCACCGCATCTCAGTCTTCATAGTCCAGACAACCCCGTTGAGAGAAAGACCCGACGACATCACACTCTACCTGACAGAAACAGGCTTTGATAAGAAAGAAGCTAAAGACCTCACCAACAAAATAACAAATTTAACAGAACTATCTGGAAATTATAGAGAACTACAAAGCATTATCGCGCGATACAAAGTGTTGGGCGAATTAATCATCTATCAGTAATACCAACCCCCGAAAAGTTGGCACACTTCCTGCTAACATGTCATCGGGTTCAACAATTGCCCATTTATGAAATATAAACTAGAGAAATTCATCGAAGGAGACTTCAAGGGACTAAAGTTCTATGTCCCCGTCTTTGAAACTATCGAAGAGGTAGTCTCAGCGTACACAGAACCGACCTGTCTTGCCCTTCTTAATCAACAGATACAGTCCCGGCTGAGAACCAAGACGAAGAACAACCTACCCAAGAATCTACCATCCTCCCAGTTGGAAAGATTCAAGGAAGACTTGTTTCAAAAGTATCCTGACGGCTGTGTCTTGTCACAAGACCAAGCTAAAGAGTGGCATCCAACCGTCAAGGAACTGTCGGCTCGCAAACTATTCCTCCTGTCTGAAGCGGCTGTCGCTGCTGGTGAACATGATAAGGCCAGAGAATTAATGGAACAATGCAAAGCAAAGACACTTTCATAGTATCCATTCCTCACAAGGAATCGACGAAACTAAAGCGGTCGAGCTACTCGCCATCAGCGGCGAAGCAAATCCAGCCAATTCTCGACCGTCTACTGGAGACAGGCAAGGATGTTTACATGACCACAGAGTCAACCGGCTACTCGCCCAACACTCTCTATGTCAAGTTCAACGATGGATTCAAGTTCATCGTCGATAACTTTGACGAGAACAAGTACACACTCCTGCGCTCTCGTGTCTCCGTACGCAAACTCGACGGTGGAATCCTTGTCTATTTCAAGGACACATCAAAGAACCGTCTCGCAAGCCGTGAGATCGAGTACGAATACAACGACAGTCTCAAGTGGAAGAACGACCTCGAAACTTGGTACAAGACAGCCCCAGAAGAGGAACTGTTTGAGCGTAAAGTTGCTGTCAGTCCTGACGACAAGGAATGGGTACACAATCTGATTGGCCCGGAGTCCGAAGTGGACATAACTGAAACAAGCGTACGAGTAATGAAATGATATTATTTGACATAATCACAATACTATTTTGCGTCGTCTTCTTTGGCTGTCTAATCTTGGCAGCCTTCGACATCAAGACATGACATTGGAGCAACTACTGGACGTATCAGTTGATCGGCTGGAGAAGATGACAGACTCAGAACTTCTAGCCCACATGGAACCATACCTAAAGATCGCTCGTCCACCGGAAGCTGAAGAACTGCAACTAACAAAGAAAACTCGCGGAAGAATAAACCTTGAAAACCTTATTAGAAAAAAGTGAAGACAGGTAAATCACAAGATGGAGTACGGCACAGCCTATCACAAGGCACTTGAATCATTTTACGCCACGGGCGACAAGACCGAGGCAATGTCAGCTGCCATTGCTCATTACACAAAGCCTGAAATCATTGTGCCTGAAACTGATTGGCGAACTGCCGGTCACTTGGCCAACTGTCTCACTCAATACTTCGACAACTATGCAGATGTGGATGGTCTTGTAGTCGAGAAACACGAGGGCAAGCCTCTGCTTGAAATGAAGTTCGCTTTCCCGTTCTACACTAACGGCACAATCGATGTTCTTCTATGTGGCACAATAGACTTCATTGGAACCTACTTCGGACAACCAATTCTTTGCGACCACAAATCAACAGCTGTCACAGCCGTTGACAGGTTCTTGGATGCCTTCCGAATGTCCACGCAACTCATGGTCTACACAATGATCCTTCGCAAACTCTTCCCTGACAAAAATTATCAGGCAGTCATCAACGGCATCTTCCTCTCTCGCTCTGGCAAGAACAAGTTCCAGCGTAGTGCCATCTTGGATTTCACAGAGGACAGGATGAAAAAGTTTGAGCTGCACTTGACTGAGACCATCGTAAAGTTTGTTGATGTCCTAACCGAAAGTCTGGATGGAGAGCCAAAGTTTCTCCCCAACTTCAACTGTTGCGAGACAAAGTTTGGCATGTGCAGATTCGCTTCAATATGCAATGCCGGTGAATTTGGTGAGAATGTAATCGACAATGATTACTATACAAAACTCTACGATCCGCTAAAGTTCCAGACATGACCGATCCTGAGATAAAACGACTTGCACTTGAACTGTTCGTACGCGAAGCACCCAAGAAATTTGAGAAAGGCATGCTTGAACACAACCCAACCGGCGACAAAGGCATGTGGAAGATGTCACTCAAACAACTTGTGGACTCTGCCCTCGAAGAGAACATCGACCAATTTCACTACCTAACCGTATTGAGACTAAAACTGAAAAATGAATAAACCCCTAATTGGAATAGTTGGTTCCAGCGGAACCGGCAAATCGACATCGCTGAGAAATCTACCACTCAAAGATACAATCATCATTGATCTTGAGCGCAAAGGTTTCCCATTCAAGGAAGCCAAGAACTTCCAGACCATCACCGCGACAATACTGCCTGAAATAGAGAAGGCAATTGAAACGGCCACGAAGAACGCCGACATCGTTGTCATTGAATCGTTCACAAAGTATTGTGAAATCCTCATAGACGTAGCCCAGAAAATGTACAAGGGCTTTGATATTTGGAACTACTACAACAAACAAATTCGTAACACCCTCGAAAGCCTAAAGAACGAGAAGGCAACAGTCGTTGTCACAGCCATTGACGAGATCGTCAAGATCATGCAACCAACCGGCGGCGAGTATAACACCCGACGCATCAAGGTGCAGGGTAAAGTCCACGAAGGCTGTATTGAAAAGGAATTCCTTTTAGTCTTGTTCACCGAAGTCAGGCGCGAGAAAGATTCCATTGAATATTGTTTCCAAACAAACTCTGACGGGATAACTTCCGCAAAGACTCCGATGGGAATGTTCAGCGACCTGTACATACCCAACGATCTCAACACAGTAATCAACAGCGTGGAGGAATACTATGCCTAATTGGATTAACATAAAAACTGAAAACAACAAAGTGTTCAAAGGTGATGTCTTGGTGAACCTAGATTCTGGTGTGGTTGTATCAAAAGAAGATGATGAAGGTGGCACAAAAGTCTGGTCACTTCATGGTGGCGACCGTTATCTTTTCGTTGACAACACTATTTACAATAATGTTGCTGATAGTATAAAGGGTGTAGACTACTACTCAAGAATAGATGAGATTGATTGGAGTCCTCGTGTTTCCAACTGTTTCCGTAATTACGGAATTAAATATATGGGTGATCTTCTCAACAAGACCGAACATGATCTACTAATGATACGCGCTTTTTGGAAGAAGAGTTTGTCTGAAGTAATATACAAACTAAAGGAACACAATTTACAACTGAAAAGTGAAGGCAATCTACACCATTGTTAATGATAGAAAAACGTTCATTGGAAAGCATATTGGAGAA